ATGGCTGTAAGTAGAACTCTATGCAACTGCATGTCTACTTATAGCCACCCGACCAGAACATCGTGGGAGTGGCCATGGTGTACTGAAGGACACCCAAATGGGTGTGCGCGACTTTTGACTTAGTCGAGGGAGGGCGGGGTGAGGTTGGTAGGCTCACTGCCATATGCTCCTTCGAACTTCGTCAAGTGCGTCCGTGTGTACAAACTAATTAACCAGTTGACATCCTGATCTCCGTTATTATCTTCTCTTTCGAGAGCGATAGAGACGGAGTCAACCAACTCGTTTGTATACAGGGTATAAAGGTTCATTTCCTTTAGATCCAGGACTGGAGGGAGATTTTCAAGGTTAAACGGCTCAGGGTAATTCCCGAGACGAAATTTCTTCCACATAGCTCTCAATTCGTTGAGATAGCCGATGTTTTCCGACTTATCGGAATATAGATCGGCTATACTATCAACACGAAAGAGGGCTTCAACGCAGAGTAGGCCCATGATATCCATTTCGGACTTCATGGAACCCACAAGAGCGCCGGCCGAATACTCGTACATCAATTGATGTCCCGGTACTATCGCTGGCTGTAGATCCTTAAATCGCTTTTTAGCGTACTCCCATACCTTCCAAGGGGCGGAGCGTGGCTTCTGAGGAACTTTGATGTTCGACTCGAAGACAGCACGTGCTAATCGTAACTCACGATCAGACGGCTTCCAACGCCCAGCAACAGGAAGGCCCAAACCTCCGAATCTTTCGGGGATGAACCAAGGGATACGAGAATCATGAAGCAATTTACGATGGGAATTGAGGAAGGCACCAAGCACCTCTTCCCGGAGGGAGTACGGACAAGACCTAATAAGGTCTCTTGCCCTAGCCCCCAAACCTCCAGTCTCCTCTGCAATAGAGGAGACTGTAATCGCATTACCACTTCTTTTGAGACCCATAAGAAGACCGAGGTTAATATACTCAACCTTCTGGAAAAAGAGATCGCGTTCGACCTCAGAGTAGGAACCGTCCTTCTCTTTCCGTACGTACGGAATTTTCTCAAAAGGGTTTGTATCGGAGTGTCTGTAGGTAGTGGAGTTGATGTTGAGAAACTCTCGAGAATAATATACCTTTCCAACGCTCGGCTTAAGGCCGATGTAGTTAGAGAGGATCTCCCAAGATCTCTTACCAACAATTGTACAACGAGTGACGGCGTCATCTCCATTTACAAGGAGTGGGGCATCTTTGAGTCGGAGGTAATTATTCCTATCAATCTCAAGAGCCCAACGGCATATCGCTGCATTTGCAACACACAAAATGGGAAAAGAAGTTATACTTCCCATCAATTGTCCACTTTCCTGAGGATGGAGAGACCTGTCAACAGGATTCTGAAGCACGTGACCTGTAAGAGAGCGGAGAAATAGATCCCGAATACGAGGATCATAATCATCAAGCTCTATCACGTCGGAGATGGCATTTGCCACCTCTTCAGAAACCCAAGACTCAAGGTTATCTGTAGCAGCTTCGTAATCAACGGATAAGTATTTTTGGCCGTCCGGAAGGGACTTGCCTAACTTATTCTGGATACCGATATCTGATACAGGTTCACCTACGAGCATACCGACAGGACTATCTCGGAAACACTTCCACAAGAATTTCTGTAGAGGATGAAGAACGGTTGCAAGAAGGGGAGGACCCTTCGTAATAACACGAACTTTCAAAGCTTCGGGCAACCCAAGAGGGATTGCTACCGGCTCTTCATCTACAGCGAGTGTGACCATACGGTCAAACAGTAACTCGAATTTCTCATGAAGGTGAGTCACATCCACAACACCCCTTCTCGATCGACCTTCCCCCGCGGTCGACATAGTGATTAACTTTTCAGAAGTACGAAGTCCATTTAGAAGATCAGGATGCTCAAGGATATAACCAACTGCACCGCCTTTGTTGCGGGAGTTGATATAATTGGCAGAAGTGGAAGGGAAGAGAGGTTTTATCCAATCATCTCTTGACATCTTCTTCTCACCAAATATCTCTTGAACAGTTTTCCGAATATGCCTTTTTACAGCATCTCGGCTAACCTGAAGATCCATTTTGAACTTATAGTTATCGTACTCCGACCAGGAGACTAGAGAGGACGGTTTAACCGCCTTCTTAGTAGTCAACACATTGAAGGTTGACAGTTCCGACTCCCTCAACATCTCGTCAGATGGACGAGGCATTCCTTTCTTCGAATAAAGAACCGAAGTAAGGAACGACTCAAACATCTCTTTTGAGCTGAAGAGCGAGACCCATCTATAAAAACGACCCCCAAGAATAATATGAGGGAGATCGTTAATATAGTTGGGATTGTCAAATGGACAATCCGGGATCTCCTGATCCTTCCAAGCACTGTAAAACGCCGCAAGCTTATACTTGACGAACTTGACTACACTTTTACAATGACTTGCAAGAAGCAACCACCTCTCTATGGTAGGACGCGGGCTGTAGCCCAGATCGTCAAAACCATAGAGTTTACCCAACCGCGTTAAAACAAACACGCAGTCGCGCACAAAAGTCCGCTCCCAGGTCGATAACTTACGACCAGGGAGTAAACTGGAGAGTGAAACACCTCTACCATCGGTGCCTGGGGCCTCGGCCCCCAGGTGCGGTGGGGGTATGGACGGATCCATACCCCCAGGCGTTCTTTTGAGATAAATCAGCATAATGATTG